GGTGAAGTACTAAGATAAATGCGAAAAGAGTTGTAACTCGGCTCGCATTTATCTTTTTTTATATAAAAACAAACGATAATGCGTTGGAGTTTAACTCTGACGCATTATTTTTTTACCCAAAATAAGGAGGTGAGAATGTGAGGGTAAGACAGAGAAAAACTTATAAGCGTCTAACCTACGAGGATAGACAAAAGATTGAAACTCTGTACAAAGAAGGAAAAACGATAGATGAGATGGCACTTCTTATGGGAGTACACTCAACGACCATGTACAGAGAAATAGCAAGAGGTGGAGAGCCATACAGTGCAGACAAAGCACAGCAAACAATTTAGGAGGTTGGAATGCTACTAAAAGATTTGATGAGAGTTATTCTTGAAAATAAAGTCACAATTTATAAAGAGTGTGATAACGACTATCTAAATTTGTATTCTGGAGCACCTTATGATTTACCAAGTGAACTGATGGGTGAAATGGTAAGAATTGTATCCGCAAAAGAAAAGAATCATCTTGATGTGGAGGTGTGGGCTAGATAATGGCTTGTGAAAAATTGGATATAAAAGTTGCTATTCAGATAGCTAAGATACTGGCAGCAGCCCCTAATGAGCGAATACCGATGATACTTGATGTATTTGAAAAGGCGGATGTAGAGATTAATGGTCTTGATGAGCTTTCAGAGTGGATAGCACTAAGCAGGCAGACTGCATTAATTGATACAGAGGATTTTGTAAAAGAGCTGATAAGAGATAGGGAGATGACTGAATCGGAGTACAGAATACCTACTTCAGAGTTTAATAGCTACTGTAGCTTAAAAGGTGTAAGTGCAAGATACGCAAGAAAGCATCTGTATGAGAAAGGCTTTATAAGAAGTGGAACTGACAAAGAAAAGATTAATTATACTTTATCCGTTCCGGATCCAAACACAAAGAAACAGATTAGATGTGTATGCATCATACCAAAAACTGAATAGAGAATAAAACTGGGATGCTTCGACCAGTATAAAAACGATGGTGTGGACGAGCCGATGCGATAAGTCGTCCCGGCAGCAGGAAGTAAGCCTGTACGGATGGCTGTCGTCATTGGGATAGGGAGCGTAAGCCCAAGTAAAACATAATCGGCTCGGAGGCATAGAACACACAGTGAGAGAACATCGGCAGCCTGGATGTGTGGGGGCATAAAACACCGATGACAGGTCTGAAATGACTTGTACTGCAGGCAACCTTGTACAGCAACCCAAAGAAAACTCAGGGAGCAAAAAGGGAACAGTTACTTCTTCAAAACCTTTTGGAGAACCTGTTCCATGACAGACCCAAGAAGCCTAGAGAGCATAAAACAGGTGCAACCAAAGGTCAAGCAGTTTCAGAACAGCAAGTAATAGATATTCAATGTGGATAAATGAGTGGATAAGTATGTGGATAACTAAAGGAGTAGAGATGAGAAAGAGAGTGAAGAGAAAAAATAAGGTATTAAAAAAAATTTTAATACTAGGACTAAGTGTAGGAGTATCTGCATGGATGATGTTGTGTATAGATAAATCAGTAAGTAATGGGCAAGAAGAAATCACTACTGGAAATCACGTAGGAGAAGTAGAAATAACTGATGGGATGTGGGTATCAGTGGAAGAATATGAGCAGATAGAAAAGGAAAGAGATGCCTGCAAGGAGAGTGAAATGGAAAGTGCGGAAGCTGAGAGAGAGTTATATCTTAAAAGTTTAGAAACCACAACGATCCCCGAATACCTTAGAAAAGATGACGACTATATGCTGGCAAAAATAGCAATGGCAGAAGCCGAAGGCGAAGACACTATCGGAAAGGCTCTAGTAATTAGGACAGTACTAAACAGAGTACAATCTGACAATTTCCCAGATACAGTGAAAGAAGTCATCTTTCAAGAAAATCAATTCACTCCAATAAAAAATGGGAGATATGACAGAGTGACACCAAATGAAGACTGCTATAAAGCATTAGAGCTGGTGAAGGATGGATGGAATGAAAGTGATGGAGCCTTATATTTTGAAAGAACAACATCAAAAAACACATGGCACTCTAAGAATCTTACGAAGTTATTCACACACGGAAATCACACATTTTATTCAGAAAAAGGAGGTAAATGATGTGAAGATGGCATTAAAAGAGGGGCAGATATTTATAAAGGAAGCTGACAATGTTCAGTTTCAGATTATAAAAAGTTGGGGAAAGATGAAATGGAGAAGGGTGACTCAAACATTAAGTGGAGTTGCGGATATTGAGCTACTTAACAAGCTGGCAGGCCTTGTAAATCTACCAACAAGTATAGAGATTGAGCGACAGAGACTCAATAGAATAATGGCAGCAGTAGACAAGGAAAGAGTAAATGAGAACCCTGTACCAATGATAGATCCACCGATTAAGGTATCACCATTTAAGCATCAGATCAGAGGGTACAACATGGCGCTAATGGTTCTTGGACTAATTGAGCCACCTACAAAATAAAGGAGATCAAGATGAAAAAGACTAAGAACTACCAAAAGATTATAGGTCAGTTGGAGGATTTATATGTTCATGTATCAGATATGGCAAAGATAGATGATGATGACAGTAATAGTGTTTGGAACAAAGATAAAAAAGCATTGCAGGAAGCCATAGGAATTATTGACGACTACGAAAAAGCCACAGAGCAAACAGCGTTGCTTGTACAGAGATATGAGGTGGGAGAGAAGGTTATACATAGAGACATGGATATATATGTTTGCCCGAACTGTGGTAGAAGAGCAAGACTGAATCATACATATTGCCACTGGTGTGGGAAGAAACTATTGTGGGAGAGTGTATCAATTCCACGAAAGAGGAGAAAGAGTGGGAAATAAGATAACAATGGGTTCTATCTTTAGTGGAAGCGGTGGCTTTGAATTGGCTGGGCAAATGTCAGGTATCGTTCCCGTATGGGCAAGCGAAATAGAGCCATTTCCAATACTTGTTACAACTACACACTTTCCAGATATGAAACACTTTGGAGATATCAAGAAAATGAATGGCGGATCAATCCCCAAAGTGGACATTATAACGGGTGGATCACCTTGTCAGGACATGAGCATAGCCGGAAAGCGTGAAGGATTAGATGGCTCACGAAGCAATCTGTTCAGAGAGCAGATACGAATTGTAAAGGAGATGAGAGAAAGTGATAAGGCAGATGGAAGAACAGGAAAAGAAGTCAGACCACGATTCATGGTCTGGGAAAATGTACCCGGAGCATTCTCAAGCAACAAAGGAGAGGACTTCAGGTGCGTCCTTGAAGAAATATGCCAAGTCGCAGATGCAGAAGTTTCTATTCCTAGACCTCCGAAAGGAAAGTGGGGGGGGGCAAGGAACTATCGTGGGTGATGGGTACTCAGTATCTTGGAGAACACTTGATGCACAATATTGGGGAGTTCCCCAGCGAAGAAAAAGAATCTACCTTGTCGCAGATTTTGGAGGTGGCACCGCACCCGAAATACTATTTGAGCAAGACAGCTTGCGAGGGGATACTAAAGAGAGCAGCAAGGAAAGGAAAGATACTGCCACAGGTGCTGAAGACAGCTCTTATAAATCAGATGGAGCAAATGATGAACGCCTAAACAATGGTATAAAAGCGTTTCATATCACACAAGATCCAATAAGTATGAAGATTTCGCCTTGTTTGACACAAGGAAATTCAAATACAGGGCAAGCAACTATAGGAGTTGTAATCCCGGTAATGGATAAAGCTTCAAGATACAAGAGCCAAAAGACAGCAAACGGCTTTGGAGTAGGAGACGAAGATGATCCTGCCTATACCTTAACCACAGCTGATAGACGTTCAATTGCTTATTCGATTGATAGGGCAGCATTTAATCAAGGTGTAAATGCGAAGTACGACATAGGCATTGCAAAGGACATTGCACAAACAATAGTTGCGAAGGGTCCCGGTGCAGTCGCACATGAAACATACGCTATGCAAAGTTTCGGAGAATACAAGCATTCGGGCAAGGCTTCTTCAATCAAGCAAAGAGACTTCAAAGATGCTACGGATTTAGTTGTAGCTTTTGAACCCGGAACAGTTTCCAGAGTGGGTGGGCATTATTATGAAGATGGGAAGGTAGGTACGATCAGAGCAAAGCCGGGAGACAATCAGCAGACGATTATAAGTGATTACATAGTACGCAGGCTGACACCGACAGAGTGCGGAAGACTTCAAGGATTTCCGGATGGTTGGACTGACAATCTTGCCATAGCAGAGCCTACGGAGGACGATATCCTGTACTGGAGAATGATATTCAAGGAACATGCAGAAGCACTTGGAGAAAAGAAAAAGGAAAAGACTGACAATCAAATTAGAAAGTGGCTGCAAAATCCTGAAAGTGATTCAGTCAAATATAAGATGTGGGGCAACGGAATAGCTTTGCCATGTGCCACATTTGTAATGAAAAGGGTTGCACAGAAATTACAAAGGAGACGTATGAAGGAAATAACAATAAATGTTCCAGATGGAACTCAACTGCTCCACCTATTAGCGGTGATAGATAAGGGTAAAGAAATACACTATGAAACAAAGTTCTGTGATTTAAGAGATGGTAATACAGAGTACTCTCTTAACTCCAATGATGAAAAAATATAGGAGAATCAAAAGGAAATGTTTGAGAAAATATTTAAAAAATACAAACAAATTATATTTTTTGATACAGAAACAACAGGGTTCCACCCTGAAAGACTGGATCAAATAATAGAGCTGGCAGCTATAAGTATTGATAAAACTGGCAGACAGCAGGAGATGGATGAATTTATAAAGCTTTTTAGAGTACAAGAACTACCACAACAAATCACAGAATTAACAGGAATTTCAAGTGATACACTTTCAGCTCAAGGAAAAGATGAGTTCGTAGTATTAAATAAATTTATAGACATGATACAGGGTAATGGAAAAACGCTTTTAATAGCACACAATGCCCAGTTCGACCTTAAATTTATGGCATATGCAATTTACAGAAATATGGAATATGGGAAAGGCTGGATGCAGGTGTTTAATGATTGTGACTATCTTGATACCTTAACAGTATATAAAGATCGCAGGCAGTATCCGCATAGATTAGAATCAGCAATAGTTCAGTATCACTTGATTAATAAAGTAAAAAATAGCCATAGAGCGATAGATGATTGCAGAGCGCTTATTGAAGTGACAAGGTGTATGTATGAAGAGAGAGAAGACTTGGATAGATATGTAAATCTATTCGGATTTAATCCAAGATATGGTCCTGATGAAAAAAAGCTTAAAAAAGTCACATATGTAAGTCAGAGCATGGATGCTTACTTGGGCAGACCATTATATGAAACTATAAAAAAGGGAGTATAGATGGGCATACAAAATAAAGGCTTCGGATTTCTATTTGAAATGGGATGTGGGAAAACTCTCACGGCTATAGCTACACTGGGTACAGCTTATAAACTTGAAAAAATAGAAAAAGTTCTGATTATAGCACCGACATCAGTATGTTCTGTGTGGCCGAAAGAGTTTGATGATTATGCAGACTTTAAAGCAATAGTGAAAGTTTTACTGGGAGATAAAGATAAAAGAATCAAGGCTCTCTCTGACCTGAATAACTTCCCTTTTAAAGCGTTAAAGGTGGCAGTCATTAACTATGAGAGTACATGGAGAGAAGATATATTTGAGGCACTATATGAATGGGATGCAGACATGATTATTTGCGATGAGAGTCAAAGGATAAAAACTCATGATGCTGAACAATCAAAGGCGATTCACAAGCTTGGCGATCAGGCAAGGTATAAGCTTATTCTGTCAGGTACACCGGTACAAAATAATGCTATAGATTTGTACAGCCAATACAGGTTTCTAGACCCAACAATATTCGGTACGAACTTCTATCAATTCCGAAATCGCTATGCAATTATGGGCGGCTTTAACAGACATCAAATAGTGGGATATAGAGACCTTGATCAGTTGATACAAAAGGAACATTCAATTGCATACAGAGTCACAAAGGAAGAGGCGCTGGATCTGCCGGAGCAAACATTCCTTGAGAGAAGAATAACTTTGACTCCGAAAGAGAAAAACATCTATAGCAAGATAAAGCGTGAGAGTTTCGCAGAGCTGGATGGTGGTGGAAAGGTCACAGTTACAACTGTGCTCACTAAACTTCTTAGGCTTCAACAATTTACAGGCGGTTTTTTAGTAGCAGACGGATCGGAAAAGGCAGAACTTGTAAGTAAAGGAAAGCTTAATGCTTTAGAGGAAATCATTGATGATTATGTGGTAGATGCAGGAAAGAAACTTGTGATTTTCGCAAGGTTTAGACCGGAGATTGATCTAATCGGTCAAATGCTTGCAAAGAAAAAAATCAAGTATGGATCCATATATGGAGATGTAAAACTGGAAGATAGAGGTGGCATAGTTAAAGATTTTCAGATAAATGAGGATACTAAGGTATTCCTTGCACAGATTGATACTGCAGGACTTGGAATCACTCTGACCGCTGCTGATACCTGTGTGTATTACTCGGTAAACTTCAACTATGCAGCGTACTCACAGAGTCTCGCCAGAATCCACCGTATAGGGCAGAAGAATGTCTGTACATATATTCATTTAATTACAGAGGGAACGGTGGATGAAACAATACTGAAAGCACTTGCTAAAAAAGAGGACTTGGCAAAGACGATAGTGGATGAGTGGAGAAATTATTTTTAATTAAGGAGGTTCAAAATGCCAAATTGGTGCGAAGGGGAATTGAAGATAAGAGGAAAGAAGAATGACATAATTAGATTTATGGAAGAAGGTATACAACCAATGACTCCACTTTCTGAAGGTTTGGGAAAAATAAAGTTTACTCGTGGCAAATCCTCTACCTATGTAATGTCTACATGCAAGAGAAAATATTTAATTATAGAGGCGGGGAGAGCATTCATTGATGATTTTATGATTGAATTTGAAAATCTAGAAAGCGATGAAACAGATATACATGTGGAAGCATTCCCGGCAAGATTTGCATGGAAAATAAATGCAGAGAAGCTTCAGGATATTGCTAAAAAATACAACATTGATATTAAAATTCTAGGATTTGAGTGCGGTGGACAGTTTAATCAATTGGTAGAGATTATAGATAAGAAAATAATAAAGAACGAGATTATAACCTATAAAGATTATCAATGGGAATGCCCATTCTCAAAGATGGGTGGTTGAAAGGATAGAAAATGGAAAAGTTAATTACATTAGACGATAAGGTAAGAGTTTATAAGTAATTGCTTGATAAGAAGGATGAGCTGACAGAACGGACAAAAGGAGACAATTTATATGGGATTAATGGATGTTTTTAAGGAAGAAGAAACCGCTAATTTAAGATTGAGTACATTATATGAATTATTAAAACAAAGTGCTCAAAAGGAATTAATCATAAATGGAATAAATTGTGATGTTCCGCATAAGTATTTAAGAGAAATTATAACCGGCAATTCGGAATCAAATATATTTTCCGGTGTAGATAATATTAGCTCTAAAGAAAGAGAGGAATAATATGGAAACAGTAATAACATTAGATGACAAAGTAAGAGTTTATAAGGATCTCTTAGATAAAAAGGATGAGCTGGCGGAGCAGACAAAGGAAAATAATAAGAAGCTTGATGAAATTGAGCAGGAAATCGCACAACAGATGGTGGATGAGGAAAAGCCTGATACTACAGTAGACGGTTTCAAGTATAGCCTCCAGGAAAAGACCATTTATTCAAAAATCGGAGAAGATAAGCTTATGGAAAAGGGCTTGGACTTCTTTGAAATACTTCGTGAAGAAGGGTTCGGAGATTTGATTGTTGAAAGGGTTGATTCAAGGACACTTAATTCAGCAATGAATAATCTTGTAGAGGAAACAGGAGAGCTTCCGGAGGGGCTTGCGGAGTGCTTAAGCGTATACTCTCAATTAAAAGTTTCAAAGCGTAAGGCAAATACAAAGGCTCTTAGTAGAGCAAAAAGTGCAAAGGAGAAAGAATAATGGAAAGTTGCTTCGAGTGGAAAGATAATCTGAAAGAGAACATGCAGGAAGTGGCCAATAGAACTCTTGAACAAATACAGGAAAATATAGTTCTTTCGGAGGTTAAAAACAGGCATGAGGGATATGGTATATCTGCAGAACACTATATCATAATGCAGAAAGCTTTTAAAAGCGTAAAAACTGATATGGATGACTTCCTTAAGCTTTTGCCGGTAGAAGATAAAAATGCTCTAAATACTGTTAGCTCACTGTATAATTCAGCCATTGACATGGGAGTGGCCGCAATGGAGTTTGCTGCACAGTGTAAGAGGATACTTGCTGATTTGTATGATAAAGAAAAATCGCCATTAGAGCAGTACATAGATGAGGTGGAGTCGGACAAAGAAGATTTTGAAGATGTAGAGGAGAAATAAAATGGCAAAAATAAATTTTACAATCACAAAAGCAAAAAAAGAGCAAATTTGCGTCAAGGTTTTAGTAAGTGGACCTTCAGGAAGCGGGAAGTCATATTCAGCACTTAGGCTGGCAACAGGAATTGCAGGCAGGGTAGGTGAAGGGACAAAGATAGGATACATAGGTACAGAGGGAATGAGAGATAAGCTCTATGCCAATGAATTTGACTACGATCTTATCAGTCTTGAAGAGTACAGTCCTGATTATTACATTGCTGCTATAGATGCATTCTTAGATGCAGAATACAAGGTTATTATTATAGATTCTATGACGCACTTGTGGAACTGGGTGCAGGACCAGGTACAGGTTACCACTAAGGGTGATAATACATTCCAAGCTTGGGGAAAATATAAAAAGGAAAATAAGAAGATTATTGAGAAAATCCTGCTTGCACCGGCACATATCATAGTGACGGCAAGGGGCAAGGATGAGTATGTCCTTGAAGCAAACAGCCGTGGAAAGATGGCACCTCGCAAGGTAGGTGTCGGAGCACAACAGGATAAAGATATTGAATATGAGTATATGGTTACTTGGATGATTGATCAGGATACTCACCTTGCAGAGGCGGTAAAAGACAACACTCATATCTTTGAAGGTAAGATTCAAGTGCTTGATGAGAAGTCCGGAGAGGCACTCTATGACTGGGCAAATGACGGCGATCCTGTCAAGTCTCCGGCACAGAGGGCAGAAGAGGTAAAAAAGATACAGGATGAAATCACTGAAAAAGCGACACAGCTTGGTGGCTCAAAGAATAAGGCCATGATGGAGTGGTATAAAAATAAATTCGGTGGAAATCATAAGAACAATAAAGACCTTGAATTCTTAAAAATGGCTTTAAGTGAGATGAATCAATTCAAAGCAGTAGCAGAGGAACGAAAGGAGGATAAGAGTGAATAAAGTAATACTTATCGGAAGATTTGTACGTGATCCTGAAATAAGGTACACAACAAATGATAGATGCTGTGCGAATTTTAGTATAGCGGTAGATAGAAAGTATAAGCAGGAAGGACAGCAGGATGCAGACTTTCCCCGAGTAATCGCTTGGGGAAAAACTGCAGAATTTATTGAAAAATATTTCAGGCAGGGAATGAAGATAGTAATTGAAGGACGAATCCAGACAGGCAAGTATACAAATAAAGAAGGTCAAACAGTTTATACAACTGATGTGGTCGCAGAGTCTGTTGAATTTGCCGAAAGTAAATCTGCAGCATCAAACGGTAATAATTCAAAGCCTGCAGAAAGTAAACCTAAAATAGACGAGGACGGGTGGATGAGCATACCTGATGATGTAGACGATGAGGGACTGCCGTTTAATTAAAAGGAGGAACTATGAAGCCATTATATGGAAGTTTTGATTACTTAAAACAAAAAGAATGTATTCAAGTAGGAGAAATTATAGATCCTGAAACATTTTGCCATTTTTCGAATAATTCAACTTTTCAGAAAGATGATATATTTCAAATAGATTATGTAGCAGCAATAATCGGAGATGTTGGACTTTATGATACCATAGCAAAAATGAATAAATATGCACCTTGGAGATATGTAGGCCAGTGCGAAAAGGGACATATAGAAAATAAGAATCCTGCACTGATGCCGTTTGTATATGTTTGTTCAAGGTACAGAGCAAAGACATCAGATGAAAGGCTACAAAATATTGAACTTGCTAAATACGCTTGTGAGAGAGTCATACAGATGGGGGCAATACCTATAGCACCACATTTATACTTTACCAGATTTTTAGATGACAATGTTGAGTTTGAGAGAGACTTTGGTATGGAAGCCGGTAAAAAGATGATGGAGATGTGTAGTTCTTTCTTTGTGCTTACAGTAGATGAAGAAATCAGTGAAGGCATGGATGAAGAAATTAAATATATGACAGAGATACTTGGACTTGAGGGTAGTAACAAGAACCATACAAAAGAAGAGGCAAAAAGGATTGTAGAGCAAAGATTGGAGATTTGATATGCGTGTAGATGAAGTGGACATTGATCACTTGGTCGATTATAAAACTGAATATTCTCGCATTATCCAAAAATACAAAATCTCCGGAGATAATCTGACAGGTCTGTGTCCATTTCATGATGATAAAAACAATTCTTTTTCGGTAGATCTAAAAACAGGCTGTTGGAAATGTCATGCTGAAGACAGAGGCGGAAATTTTACATCATTTTATGCAGAGCTGAATGGTATCGATACTAAAGAAGCTTATAAAGCCATATTAAAGAAATATGGAGCTTATAAAGCAGAAGAAGATAAGAAGCCTGAGGGGAGCCTGTTATCGTACAGCGTAGCACAGTATGTACTTGAAAAGAGGCTCCCAGAGGAGTTTCTAAAAGAACAATGCTGTCTACAGACAAAAAAGGACAAACAGGGAATCCAATATTTATATATTCCATACTTTAATGAAAATTCTGATGAAGTGACCTACAGAAAGAGGTACGGAGGCAAAGCATTCAGATGGAAGTATGGAGCCGGCAAAGACATCTGTATGTATGGAGAGTGGAAGCTGGAACAGATACGGACTGCAGGATATGTAGTATTGGTTGAAGGCGAATCAGACAGTCAGAGCATGTGGTATATGGGAGTAAGTACACTTGGAGTACCGGGGGCCTCTATGATGAGAAAAGAGTGGGCAACCACTCTGCAGGATTTAAAAGTGTATATCCATGTTGAGCCTGACAAAGGTGGCGAAACATTCCTTCATAAAGTTACTACAGCACTAAGAGACGGCAACTTTATCGGACAAGTATACAAGTGGAGTTGCAAAAACTTAGGCTGTAAAGATCCTTCAGATGTGTATATCAAATATGGCAAGGAAGAAGCTGCAGAGAAGATAAGGGCAGCTATCAGCAATGCACAGGCTATAGATATAGATGAGGAATCAATTCCTGAAGCTTTACCCGGAGCACCTGTGAATTTAAGGCAGCCTGAAGGGTGGATCTATTCAGATAAGGGTATAAGTAAGATTGATGAGAAGAAATTTACACCTGTAACAGTTTGCAGAACTCCGATTATATTAACCAGAAGACTTCGCAGTATGGAGACCGGAGAAGAAAAGATGGAGGTAGCCTTTAAAAGGGATGGTACCTGGCACAAAGCAATATATCCAAGAAGCACTATATTCACGGCAAGAGGAATCACCGTGCTGTCAGACCTTGGCTGTACGGTTACTTCGGAGAACGCAAAACAGGTGGTTAAGTTTTTATCTGCTCTGGAAGCGGAGAACATAGACATCATAAGAAAGGCTGACTCTACATCTACATTCGGATGGCAGGAAGGGAAGAGATTTATACCGGGACATGATAAAGATATAGTGCTTGATATAGATCCGTCACAAAGGGCACTTGCCGCTGCCTACTGTCAAAACGGTACATTCAAGGACTGGCTTGAGATGATGAGACCACACAGGAAGAGAGATAAGTTCAGATTTATTTTAGCTGCAGGCTTTACGGCTCCGCTTCTTAGAATAATTAAACAGAGAATATTCTTTGTATATAACTGGGGAGGCTCTAAAGGTGGAAAGACTGCAGGTTTAAAGGCTGCACTGTCCGCATGGGGAGACCCTGAAAGACTGATGGTAAACTTTAATGCCACACAGGTAGGCCTTGAGAGAACAGCAAGCTTTTATTGTGACTTGCCACTTGGGATTGATGAGAGGCAGCTTGCAGGAAATAACCAAAACAGCCTTGAAAAGATTGTTTATATGATAGCAAGCGGTACCGGGAAAATCAGAGGAGCAAAGTCAGGCGGAATTCAAGCTATGCATACATGGCGAACAGTGGCTCTTGCTACAGGAGAGGAGCCTCTCTCAACTGAGACTTCGCAAACAGGTGTTAGCACCCGTGTGCTTGAGATATATGGCGGTCCATTTGATGATGAAAGAGAAGCGTCTATGATGCACCAGCAATCGGCTATAAATTGTGGCTGGGCAGGTCCGGCGTTTATAGGGATGTTAATGCATACGGATGAGCGAAGCATAACATCAAAATATGACGAGATGATGCAGTTCGTATATCAATTAAGCAAAGGCAAGAGTGGTTCACATATCGCAGGGATAGCTGCAGTAGCACTAACTGATGCAATTATAGATACATGGCTGTTTGAGGATTCAGAATGGCTTCACAGATATGAAGTCGGAGAATTTGACACTAAAGAGGCTAAGGACAATCCTGAAGCATTACAGATAGCTCCTGAGTCATGGGAAAGAGCCAAGGAGATGGCAAGGAACATCCTAAAAGAGCAAATGGATGCAGATGTTGGTGATGTCAATGAAAATGCCACACAATATATTATTGATTGGATTCTCTCAAATAAAGACAGTTTCGGAGAAAGAGTATACGGAACATGCCTAGGGCTTATACAAGGACCGGAAGTGTACATATTTCCATCAATGCTCACTCAAGCACTTACAAAGGCAGGATACTCATCCAGAAAGACTATGAAATATCTGGCAGATAAAAACATGATCGGAACAACGACCAGCAAAAGCGGAGGAACAAAAAATTCGGTATTTAAATGGTTCAATAACAGGCAGTGCAGGTTTGTGGAATTTCATCTTGGCAAACTTGTAAAGGAAAGTGAGCCGGCAGTAGATGAGAACAGAAATCCAATTGGAGACGGATGGAATCAAGTTCCCGAAAACGAGCAGATGGAGCTTCCATTTGATTAGATTGTGCAAAATCAAGAAGTCACCAAATTTCAAAAAAGGTCACCATTTTAGAAATTTGGAGCAAATTTGGTGACTGTATGAGTGCATAAAAATATTAAAATATCAGCACTAAAATATATTGAATATAACGAAAGTTACTACACACCTATTTTAAAATTAAATTAGGTGTGTAGTTAGGTGTGTAGTTAGGTGTGTAGTAAGAATGGCTTAAAATAAGGCTTTATAACACTTATACACACCTATAACACCTATACACACATTTATATACCAATATATTTTTCAGTGGAAAGTGGTGATAGCTAGTCACCAAATTTGCAAAAAAAACAAGGTGTATGTCAAAAATTAGGTGTGTAGGTGTGTAGTAAGCCTACAAACGGCGTAGTTGAGCCATTTTTACTACACACCTAAGGTTTTTCGCAGGTGTGTAGTAGGAAATAGGTGAGTAGTAAAAATGGATTTAAAAAATCGGATTGATGAACTCAAAAGGCTTGTAGAGAAACTCAAGAGGAATGATTTAAATATCCCTAAAGAGGATCTAATGACGAAGTATAAAAAGTCTTACATGGAGTTGAAAAATGAAATAAAGAAAAAAGCAGATGGTCTGATAGATGAGATACTTATAGAGGGTTTACTTATCGTTAAAGATGAAAGGGGATATAAATGCCTGGAAGATATAAGTCAATTTGTTGAAAAGAAAAAGGATGAAGGGATTATTAGGCAGTGCAGTGATTTAATCTTTAAGAAATATGATGTGGATAAAGTGGTTGAACTGGCTAAAGATGTTAAAACCGGAATTAATGAAATTTACAGTAAGTATTTAGAGGAGGTAGAGCAATGAGTATGGCGGAAATATTAGGAATGCTTAACGAAAAAGCTAAGGAAGATAATAATAAGCATTCGCCTTGGACACGTATGGTATTAGAAAAAGATTTATTAAAAGGGCTAAGAACTGTTATTGTAATAGAATATGCCAAGACTATGAGACAAAAAAAGAGGAGAGAACATGGGAAACAGAGAAGGGTATAAGGATCCAACTGCCGATATTGCAATACACAGAGCGTACCATACTCATGGTAAATTAGATTATACAAAGTTCAACTCTTATGATGAGCTTAAGGATTACATAATGCAAAGGTACAAAATGAAGACTATGTACGAAGCTGAAGTCTATATTAGGGAGCATATGCCAAAAGAATCGTATTTCCAAAAGCAGATAATGGACTGGATTAATAAAAATATTCCTGGGGCTGCCGTGTGGAAAGAAGCAGCCGGTCCGTATTCAGTAAGCGGGATTCCTGATATAACTTGTATAATAAGGGGACTGTATTATGGTTTTGAGGTTAAACGTCCATTTATTGGGAAGCTTAGTAAGATTCAGAAAGAAACAATTGACCGGATAAATGAATCCGGCGGCAGGGCATATGTTGTGACTTCGGTAAAGGAAGTTGCAGAAATTCTAAAAGATGAACTTAGAAAGAGAGTGTGATGATGAATAAAGCCTCAGAAAGCAAGAATAAAATATATGCAATGCCATTGCTTAAGAACATAGGATTACAGGCAATGGACAGAAAAGGGTGGAATTTGCTTCAATGTCCGGTGTGCAATTGCAAGTGTTTTGAAATGCCACAGGCAAGGGTACTAAAGAGTTTAGGATATACGGGTATGTGTACAGAATGTATGCTTAAGCATCAATTTGGTGCAAAGGGAGAGGATAATGCAAACTGATAATAAAGAGTTGAAAGTGACTTTGAAAAAGTACCTTGGTCAATACTACAGAGCGAAGATAAAGCGAAAACAATTGGAAATTAGACTTAAAAACTTTAGAGAAGAAATGGCCGGCACGCAAGGAGTGAAATATTCTCCTGTGCCGGGAGGACAGAGTGGAAGTCAAATATCCTCAACTGAAAATGCTGTTATGAGAGCAATGGAGATTGAGGAGAGAATCGTTAAACAGCAAGCACAAGTTCAAAAAGCAATGCTGGCTGTTATGGAGTTTATGGATTTCTTACCAATTGATTCTGTGGAGAGAAGTATACTTGAATACAGACACATAGACTGTTTACATTGGGAGCAAATCCCAGCAAGAATAAGCTATTCAAAAGCTTCGTGCCATAAGTATTATAATGCAGGAATTGATATATTACTTAGTTGTAGTGATGTACAGGAAGCACTTCAAAAATATATTGGATTGGCTAAATAAAGTATATTGACTTTAGAGAACACAGGATGGTATTGTTGAAGTTACAAATACAATATATGGAGGATATATATGAATCAAAAAAGAAGAGGTATAGTGGCTATAATTTTAATTGCTATTATTATTGTGTGTGTCATTGGTATAATCATGACAAAACCTGCAGGTAAAAAAGTTGTGGATGAGAAGAAAGAGACAATGCAATCATTAGACATCTCAAGTGTAGATCAGGAAAAAGAAACTGAAACATCAGAGCCATCTAGAACAATTGATAATGTTGATATTATCTTTTTAGAAAAAGTGCCAAAAGATTCAACAGGAAATATGAGGTTGGCAAAGGTCAAAGGTAATAAGTCTGCAGAGGAATATGCACTTGACTATTATAATACTTATTTTAAAGATGACAATGAAGTACATGCGATAGTAAACTACACTCTCAATACTACAGCATGCATAACAAGCGTAGGTAATAAAATCAATGTAAGAATTTATGAGCATAGGGATGGTGAAGAGAGTGATGCAAAAGAATTGTTTACTGGAGAGAAGTATGCAGAGTACAACATAGACAAAGAGACAGGAACAGTAGAGAAGATTGAATGATTAAAGAGTAGACACAAATAGACTTTTATATGTGTTATTATGGTAACATGGAGTACGATGGAAGAGGACAAGGTACAGGCTGATAGTGGCCAGTACAATGTCCTTTTTTGTGTGAAATAATTTATAGCATCAAAAAAATAATAGGTACTACCAGAGGGGGAGGCCGCATGCGGGGCGGAAAACAGCGCGGTCCTTTTCCCTAAAAAATCAAAAATAAATTTTACATTTCGTTACGGAGGGAGAGGAGAAATGTACAAGGAGAGCCATAGATGATAACAAAAGAGGAGAGAAAAAATCTTTATTTAGGTAAGTGCATTCAGGTAGGAGGAAAAAGCAACAAACTACTTACTCATCAATTTGTAAAAAAAGAGGGGTTTGAGAAAACGGCTGTTTTTATGATGGATTTGTTTAAAATAATATCTGAAACAATGAAAAGTAAGGACCGCTTCAGTATCTTAATTGAATATGATACCGAAGCGATAAATGTCAATATTGACTATTTAGAAGAAGCTAAATACGTTTCAGATGGCAACCTTCTGGAAAATCAATAGATTTTAGTTCTTCTTCAGAAGTAAGATAAAACTCACCGGAACAAAAATCTGGGCAAACAGAAAAACCGGTGTAAGAAATTGATTCTAATTTCTCAATGAGAGATTGTTTCTCATCATTTGAGAGAGATGAGTATTCAATGTGATATCTAACTAATGTCATAATCCCCTTCCTTTCTATTTGATTAAATAAGCATAGCAGTGCTTATTTAATTATTTTACAAAGGAAATATGTAACAAACAATAGGAGAATAGAATGGAGCAAACACTGAAAACAGAAAAAAGAAAACTAAATGAGCTGGTGGCGGCAGACTATAATCCTAGAAAAGCCCTGACACCGGAAGACAGTGAATATCAGAAAATCAAAAGAAGTATTGAAGAATTCGGATATGTAGATCCGATTATAATCAATGAAGATGGCACAATTATCGGAGGTCACCAGAGATGTACAGTACTAAAAGATTTAGGATATGAAGAGGTCGATGTAGTAGTTGTCAGCCTAGACAAACAAAGAGAAAAGGCTCTCAATATTGCCCTTAATAAAATAACCGGTGAGTGGGATGAGTTGAAGTTGAAAGACTTGCTGCTTGATTTAGACCTTGGAGATTATGATATTTCATTAACCGGATTTGAACAGGAGGACTTGGCGGAGCTGGTAGATAACCTTGCAGTGGAGCCTGAGGCAATGGATGATGACTTTGACGGGGAAGCAGTGCTTGAAGATATTGTAGAGCCGAAGACTAAGCTTGGTGATGTATGGAAGCTTGGCAGGCACAGACTTATGTGTGGAGACTCTACCTCTCAGGAAGATGTGGCTACTCTTATGAAAGGAGAGATGGCGGATTTGATTATTACAGACCCTCCGTACAATGTTAACTATGGGGATAAGGCAGATATGCTTGATACATATCTTCAGAAAGGTCATAGGAATAACAGCAGAATAAAAAACGACAACATGGATAATGAGAGTTTTTATTCTTTTATGCTTCAGATATATCAAAGTGCTTATGAATTTATGCGTGAGGGAGCAGCTATATATGTGTTCCATGCCGAAAGTACCGGGCATATATTTAGACAGGCATTCCTTGATGCAGGCTTGAAACTTGCACAATGCCTAATCTGGGAGAAGAATGCATTTGTACTTGGCAGGCAGGACTATCAGTGGAGACATGAGCCATGTCTTTACGGATGGAAAGAGGGAGCGGCACATTATTTTATTAATGACAGGACACAGGATACTGTTATTTTGGAAGATGATGTGGACTTTGAAGCCATGAAAAAGGCTGACCTTATAGCATATATTGAAGATATGCATAGAAAGTATAAAGACCAAACATCAGTCATTTATGAGAATAAGCCTACAAGAAACGACATACATCCTACAATGAAGCCGGTAACGCTGATTGGAAGGCTTATGAGTAACTCCAGCAAGTCAGGATGGAATGTACTTGACTTATTTGGAGGTAGTGGAAGCACCCTGATGGCAGCGGAGCAACTTGGAAGGACAGCGTTCTTGATGGAGCTTGATGAGAAGTTCTGTGATGTCATAGTGAAGAGATGGGAAGAGTATACAGGTCAGAGTGCAATAAGAATTTCGGGAGGTGATGGCTAATGGCAGAGGAACAGCAGGGAAGTTTTTATCGTGTTGAAGTTATCTCATCACTTTTCGGTGTATCAGTTCGTAGGGTTCAGCAGCTGACACAGGAAGGAATCATTGCTACAACAAAGACATTAGAAGGGAATAGATATGAGCTGGGTCCAACCGTACAGCGATATATAAAGTATCTTTCAGATAAGGCGTATGGCAAAAGCAGATCTGAAAAAGAAATGGAACTAAAAGAGCAAAAACTTCAAGCAGAGATTGCTCTAAAAGAATCTCAGGGAGAAATGCATAGATTAAAGACAGAGATAGCATCGGGTAAGTACATCGATATTGAAGAAGTAAAGATGGACTATAGCCGATTTTTTGTTACCTTTAAAAAGTTTGCATTATCTCTGCCAAGTAGACTTGTAGGAAGAATAATAGGGCACTGTGATCCTGTGGAACTTAGGTCGGTAGAAAAGGACTTGAGCTCAGAGGTCATAAGATTAATGGACGGCTTTGTGGTGGCAGGCTGTACGCATGAGGAACTGGAAAAGAAAAATCGTGGCAAGAAATCCGTTCCGTAGATTTGAGGTTACAGACTACCAAAAAGAAGCACTTAAATTCCTAAAGCCACCGGAAGATATAACAGTAAGTGAATGGGCTGATAAATATAGAGTATTAGATGTGAAATCTTCAGCTATGCCGGGACCATGGAGGACGGAGCAAACTCCATATCTTAAAGGTATAATGGATGAGTTTAATAACTATGAGACGGAAGAGATAATCTATGTAAAGCCTACTCAGGTAGGAGGTACGGAGTGCCTGCAAAACATGGTGGGGTATATCATTCAACAAGATCCGGCTCCTACTATGATTGTTTATCCTACAGATAAGCTTGCTGAATCTATATCAGAAAACAGACTACAGCCTATGATAAAGGCGGCTCCGGGATTAAAAAAAAGGTATCTAGAGAATGACTCAACAAGGCTGGAACTGCAGTTTGACGGAATGTATCTGACACTTGCAGGCTCAAACTCACCGTCAAGCCTTGCAAGTAAAGCTATCAAGTATCTTTTTTTAGATGAGGTAGATAAGTATCCCGGAGCAAGTAAGAAGGAAGCGGATCCTATATCACTTGCAAGGGAGAGAACAAAAACCTTTCATAACAAAAAGATATTTATAACCAGTACTCCAACATTAAGAGACGGACATATATGGAAAGCATTGGAAGATGCAGACATCGAAAAGCATTACTTTGTGCCTTGCCCTCACTGTGAGGAGTATATAGAACTGAAGATGAAGCAGATAAAATTTCCAAATGGTGAAGGCATGAGCTATGCAGATCGTGCAGAGTTTGCCACCTATGTATGCCAGGAATGCGGCTGTATAATTACAGATAAAGATAAGCCTGATATGCTAAGGTTAGGAGAATGGCGAACAGTAAAGGAAAACACAAAGTTTGCAAGAAAAGTTGCATTCTGGATGAATACTTTATATTCACCGTTTGTGAGATTTTCTGCAATAGCAAAAGAGTTTTTGGATAGCCATGAGGACCCTGAGAGGTTACAAAACTTTGCGAATAGCTGGCTTGCGGAGCCTTGGGAGGATACAAAGCTTAAGACAAGTGCTGAGCTGGTTCTCGAAAGACAGACGGAATGTGAAGAGTTCATTGTTCCGGAGTGGACAAAGGTGCTTACTGCAGGAGTTGATGTTCAGGAAAACTGTTTGTATTGGAGCATAAGAGCATGGGGCGACTATTTTACAAGTCAGAACATTGCACATGGACAAGCTTATTCATTCCAAGAGGTTGAAAGAATAATGAATCTATCATATCAAATGGCTGACAGCACACCTCTTGTGGTGGCATTGGCACTGATTGACTCTGGAAATGATACAGACAGAGTATATGATTTTTGCGCAAATAATTCTGAATGGGCATTGCCAAGCAAAGGTTCATCAAATAACATGCTTACGCATTACAGGCTGTCTAAAGTAAATAAAGCAGACAGTAAAGCATATGGAATGAATCTTGTACTTGTTGACACAGGCAAATACAAGGACATGATTGCCGGTCGTATGCAAAAGAATAATGGATCGGGAGCATGGATGGTATACAAAGATTGTGATATGGAGTATGCGACACAGGTAACTGCAGAACACAAAGTTAATGTTAAAAACGGAAAAGGTGTTGTTAAGCAAGAGTGGAGACCCAAAACAGCTCATGCCGATAACCACTATCTTGATTGCGAAGTTTATGCATTCTGTGCAGCAGACATTCTTGGAGTAAGAACAATGCACCTTGATAACATTCAGGAAAGTGCAGATGAGAAAAAGAGTTCAGAGAGCAATGAACAATACTTCCCGGAAGAAAAGTGGATAAAAGATAATGAGAATTGGACATAAGGAACTTTTATGGATGAAGAAAAAGAAGTTATAAATTTTATTAATCGGAGGGGGGGGCAGGAACCGGAAAGTCAAGGGCTTGTAAATACAAAAAGCTTTGAAAATATGGTTGCAACACTGATGACGGCAATGAACGAATTGTGGAGACTGATGGAAAGTAAAAAGAGTTTTCGTGTTGAATTAAACTATAATGCGAAAACTCTTAATTCTGAATACCGGCTTTACTTACTTAAGGATGACGCTCCATTGGGTCGTGCAAATCAGGAAGTTCAATCAGACTTGTATCAAAATCTTCATCTATGAAGTATTGGGCAATGTCTGAATTAAAAGAAATGCTTGTAACAGCTATAGCATTTAACAGCTTTTTAAGTGCAGCCTTTTCATACGGTGTCATTTGTGAAAAATTTATAGTGTATTTTTGTAATGACATATTAGTTCCCCCTAATAGCTTTTCTAATTTAAAGAATAGGGAAAAGAGTAAGTAAAGTCAATATATGGAGAAGAGATGGAAACAAATTATACAGCAAGAGAAATGCTTGAAGAAGTTAATAATGCAATATATACAGTTCTTGTAGGAGGACAGTCATATAAGCTTGGTACAAGGCAGATGACACGTGCAGATTTGAATCTACTCTACAAGATGAAAAATGATCTGACCGCACAAATACAGTCAGAGAACGGTAATCACCTTTTAGATGATACCTATGTTGCTATATTTAGCGGAAGGTAGGTAATATGAGTTGGTTAGATAATTTAATCTCTTTTATATCCCCTGAATGGGGTGCAAAGAGAGAAGCATGGCGACAAAATCTTGAGGAAATGAGGAGCTATGATGCAGGTGATTACTCAAGAGGGAACGCAAATTGGAGAGTGATAAATCAATCGGCAGAGTATACTGATAAATATAGCCGTGATAATGTCAGAGCCAGAGCTAGGGACTTAGAGAGAAATTCAGATATGATGAATTCCGTTATAGGTGCCTATAAGAGAAATGTAATAGGCGGTGGATACACCTTGCAGGTGAAGACAGGTGATGATGAATTAAATGATACCATAGAGGCGGCATGGAAAAAGTGGTGCAAAAAGCAAAATTGTGATGTGACAGGGACTCAATCGTTTACTCAGATGATGCGAATGTGTATGAAGAGAAAGAAAGTAGACGGAGGAATTCTGATAGTAAAGAGGTATACAAGTGACGGGTTCCTACCATTTAAGCTTCAGACATTTGAGGTGGATGAACTTGATAACGCTCAGATGACACCAAAGGTTCAAGGTAACAAGGTGGTTGGCGGTATTGAGATGAATGAGTACAACAAACCTGTCGGATATTGGATTAGGCAATATCCTGTTGACAGTTTAGCACTGACAACACCTGTATACATTGAGGCAAAGGATGTTATATTCCTTTACACAAAGCATAGACCGTCACAGATTAGGGAAATTAGCGATATGAGTCCTACGATCACAAGAATTCGTGATACAAACGAATTCATGGTAGCGGTATCGGTAAAAGAGAGGATAGCAGCCTGCCTTTCGGTGTTTATAAAGAAAACTATACCTACTACAGGCATAGGAAGAGGAATTGGTGTAGCACAGGGAGCACTGCATGATTACCAAGGAAAGTCTATAACACCCGGAATGATTAAGGAACTTAATGCAGGAGATGAAATACAGGTGGTAAACCCTGCAGGACAGGCTACAGATGCAGCAAGTTATATAAAGCTTCAACAAAGACTTGTTGGTGCAGGACAAGGCATCAGTTATGAAGCAACAAGTCGTGATATGAGTGAAAGTAATTATTCTTCTACAAGGCAGGGAATCATTGAAGATGAAATGACCTATTCGGAAGAAAAAGAGATGCTGATGGAAGTAATGGATGAGATATATGAAACATTTGTTATATCATTATGGCTTTCAGGCAATATCATGGTAAAAGATTTCTGGGGAAATAAAGATAAATATTTGGATCATACATGGATTATTGCACCTAAAAAATGGATTGATCCACAAAAGGAGGCAAATGCAAACAGGATTGCATTAAATACAGGTCAAAAGACCTTTAAACAGATTGCTGCAGAACAGGGTAGGGATTGGAAAGAACAGATTGAAGAAATTGCAGAAGTCCTTGAATACGCTAAAAGTTTTGGCATTGATATGGGCAGTGTGATTTTTAATAAAACAAAGGAGGAGCTATATGAAGATGAAGAGGAGAATTCTTCAGAGGGACAAGCCGGTGCAAAAAAGGAGTAAGGATACAGCAACCAGAGAGCTGATAAAAAACAGTATAAGAGCTTTAGATGGAGAGGGAAATGAGCGAAAGTTTATCCTCTCTTTTTCATCTGAAGAACCATATCAAAGATTCTGGGGAACAGAAATACTTGATCATTCAGAGGGAGCAGTAGACCTTACAAGGATTCAGGAAATTGGATGTTTGCTTTTTAATCACAATCGTGATGCTGTAGTAGGAAAAATCACAAAGGCATGGCTTGAAGATGGCCGTGGCATGGCAGAAATTGAGTTTGATACGGATGAAGCTTCAGAACTTATCTATCAGAAGGTAGCAAGTGGAACACTTAAAGGTGTATCGGTAGGCTATCAAATAGATTCATGGGAAGAAGTAATGCCGGGGAAACAGTCCGCAGATGGGAAATTTACAGGTCCTTGTGATATTGCAAGGAAATGGACACCTTATGAGATTTCAATCGTGAGTGTTCCTGCAGATCCTACAGTAGGCGTAGGTAGAGAGTTTGGAGAAGAAAAAAACATTTTAAAAAATCGCTCTTTAGCTTGGTTTAAAAGGCAACTTCAAATAAATAAAACAAGGGTAAAACAAGGAGGAAAAACAACATGAACAGAAAAGCATTAATACAAACAAAGCTTTCGCGTCAGCAGGATATAGTAAATGCTGCAAAAGAGGCAAACAGAGATTTGACTGCTCAGGAACAGGCGGAATTTGACACTCTTCAAAGAGATATTGATTCTTTAACAGCTGAAATTGCTACAGAAGGGGACCCGGTAGTTCCTACTACAGGAGAGAAGGACAAAGAGGCTATGCTTCAGAGAGCAGTAACTCAGGAGAGGGAACGTATAAGTTCAATAAATGACTTGTGCAGAGAGTTTGGAATGGAGGCTCAGGGATATATCGATAACGGTTCAACTATTGATCAGGTTAGAGATGCAGCTCTTGAGCATGTGAGAAAAAATGGAGCACCGGTCGCTGCAAGAGGAGTTGATGTAACGGCTACCGCAGAAGATAAGTTTAGGGCAGCTGCGGCAGACTCCTTATTGCTTAGAAGTGGAATGGGTATTGAAAAGCCTGCTGATGGTTCAAGACAGATGATGGGAATGTCACTTCGTGACTTGGCTATTGAGTGTCTTGCAGGTGAAGGAGATAGCAGTCTAAATCGTAGATCGTCTGATGAACTTTTTGGAATGCTTCAAAGACAGTTCTATAATCCAACTGCTTCTTTCCCGGCAATCTTAGATAATGCTATCAATAAGGCATATGTGGAAGGTCATAAGACTGTATCCGTGACATTTGACAGGTGGACTAAGAAGGGAAGTCTAAAGGATTTTAAGACCAATGATAATTATTATTTAGCAGGTCCGGCAGGAGAGTTCCTTGAAGTGCCGGAGGGCGGAGAGCTTAAGCACGATACATTCAGTGATGAAAAGCGTCCGACAAGAAGATTGAAGACTTACGGTAGGCAATTCACACTTACAAGACAGGCATTCATAAATGATGATATAGATCTTGTGACAAGAATACCTGCAAAGTATGCAGCAAGTGCAAGAAAGACAATAAATAGGCAGGTATACAATGTTTTGATAAAAAATCCGGCAATACATGACGGTACTGCTTTGTTCTCGACAATGCATAAAAACCTGCTTGCAACAGGAACAGGAATAACAAGGGAATCTATGCAGAAAATGATTATTGCACTTCAGAATCAGGTGGATGAGTTCGGAGATGCAATAATCATAAGACCGGCTACATTGGTTGTTCCTTCCGGTATGGGGTTTGAGATATTTACAATATTCAACAGTCCTACAATTAACACATCCGGCAATACGCAGGCGGTGAACCCATTGTTTAGATATGCAAGCTCTATTGAAATTGTGGAAGAGCCAACTATCAATGTATTATGTGGAGGCTACGGAAAGACAATGCCTTGGTTCTTAATCGGACATAAGGATGATACGGACTTTATAGAGGTTGATTATCTTAACGGACAGGAAGTTCCAACCATTAGACGAATGGAAACACCGGGACAGCTCGGATTCGTTTGGGATATATACCTTGACTGGGGTGTTGCGGTTATGGACTGGAGAGGTGCAGTCAAGAATAACGGTACCACAGTTGCGGATCCATTGGCGTAAATAAAGGAGGTTTAGTATGGCAAGTGCTACATATTTTCAGAGGGGTGAGGCTCTCGACTATACGAATACCGGCAGTGATAAGATTACTGTCGGCACTGTAATAAAGATTGGAACAAGAATTGGTATAGCAGGGGACGACATCCTGCCAAAGGCAACGGGAACGATTCATGTTTCAGGAGTGTTTGAGTTTAAGAAAACCGGAACGAATGAAGTAAAAATGGGAACAAATGTATACTTTGACGGTACGGGAATAACTGAGACCGCAGGAAGTAATGCAGTGGCAGGATATGCTGCTGAAGATGCAACGGCGAGTGCTACATCCATCAAGGTAAAAATTGGATAGGAGGCAAGTATGGTAAAACTTATAGCTAAATATCCAATTCTTTATCTGTCAAAGCAATATGATATTGGAGATGAACTCATTGCAAATAATCCTGAAATGGTGAGTGCATGGATTGAGGCTGGAACTGCCGAGTGGGTAGAGGATGAAGAATCCAAACCGGATGCTGATGACACTGTAGATGGCAAATCAGAAGATGAATTGCCACCTGCTACAGCAACTCCTGTGGTGGCGGAGGCAGGACTTACAGGTGATGCAGTAGGTGCGGAAACAGATGAAAATCTTGTTGGGAAAATACCGAAGACACCTGCAAGGAGCAGAAAGTAGGCATTGATGCAAAGGAAGTCATTCAAGGAAATTTTAAATCAGGATATTGAGAATGTATTCCTTAACACTTTGGAGTTTGCAGATATTCATAATGTAGATGGAAAAGATATGCCGGTGCAGGTAGATGACAATGAAGTTATTGAAAGAGAAAAGAAAGAAAGGTCTCACATGGATGGCTTATATGTGAAGCAAAAGTTGATTTATGTGAAAGCAAAGGACTTTGGATCATTGCCTGCGATCGGAAGGCAAATCATGCTTGACGGTAAGCGATATTTAATTACTGACTCTACAGATGAGTATGGTATTTATACGATAACGCTGGAAGGAAATAGGAGCAAATGATTGAGTTTGGTATTGATGAGGTTAGTCTGTCAAGGGTTAGAGCTAAACTTTTGTTGTTCGAAAATCAAGTGCCTAATGTTATAAAAAAAGCCTTAAATGCTACTGCCAGAGATGCAAAGACAGCTCTGGCAGATAAAGCTAGGGAGACGTATGCTGTAAAATCTCCAAGATTTAAAAAAGCAATTAGGCAGAAAAATGCAACCGCTTCAAATCTTGTTGCAACTTTAAATATAACCGGAAAGGCTACTGCACTATCAGATTTTAAATATAGAAGGCATAGTGGTGGAGCGAGTGCAAGGGGTAAGCTTTATAAAGATGGAGCTTTAAAGGACTTGTCACTGAACGATAAGTTAAAAGCATTTGTTGTAAAGTACCATTCAGGACATGTAGCTGTAGTGAGGAGAGACCCACCTAATAAATATACAAATGGTATATCTAAGAGAAAAGAAACCGGTGGAGATACTACTAAATTAAAAGAATTTTACAGCCCATCAATCCCTAGAATGATTGGAAATGAGTTAAAAGTATATGGCATCGTCAAGCCTAAGATACAAGAAAGCTTGAAGAAGCATATAAATAGGGAAACAAGTAGAATTTTCAGAGGTAGATAATGACAGCAGGAAATCTTCAAAAAGAGTTGATGAAAGATATCGGTGGTATTTTTGAAAAAGGTTTATTTAAAGATTCTCTTGGTAAGTATGGTTCACTAAATATATATGCACAGAATCTTCCAATACGAGAAGACGAGGATGCACCGGATCCTGTTCCATACATTATCGTGAGGATTTTAGATGGCAAGATAAAAGGATGGGTGGAAGCACAGGAAGTTCAGGTGATGTTAATTCTTGGATGTTTTGATGACAATTTGAACAATGATGGTCATGAGACATTGCTTGAATTAATTCAGAAAATTAGTGAGAGATTTTTGAAAAATCCTATCTTGGCAAATCAGTTTGTATTTTTAAATGATGAACAGCATCCATTTGAGTGGGCTCTTCAGGAAGAGGAGTCATTCCCATATTTTTTTGGAGCTATCAGCATGACTTTTAAGACAGCAGCTATAAGAACGGAGGATAAATACGCATGAGTGAACTAAAGAAAACAATAACAGAACCGGTGGAAGAGGTAAGAGCACTTATACCTACAGCCCAACCCAAAGAAGTGGAAACACTTGTTTATGTTGGTCCTACAATAGTAGGTGTAGCAAGTCACAGTATTATATTCAATAATGGTCTACCGGATAATTTAAAGGCAGCAATTGATAAAGAGCCTGCATTTAAAGGATTAGTTATTCCTGTAAACAGGCTTGCAGATGCATTAAAAGAAATTGAGACGAAGTCAGGAGCAACATTCTCATTATATGAAAAGGTTGCAGATTATAAATTACAGGAGGATAGTTAATGGCTTATAATCACGGAATAAGAATTGAGGAACAGGCAACAAGTATTGTTGCTCCAATTACGGGAAGTGCAGGACTACAGGTTGTAATTGGAACTGCACCGATAAATCTTGCAAAAGACCCATATAGTGTTACTAATGTACCACTGATTGCATATAGCTTTTCAGAGGCAGCGAGTCAGCTTGGATACAGTGATGATTTTAAAAAATTCACTCTCTGTCAAAGTATGGATGCAAGTTTTAGGATTTTTAATGTGGCTCCGATTATTTTTATTAATGTATTGGATCCTAAAAAGCACAAAAAAGATAATACAGAGGCTTCAGTAAATGTGGTTGCAAAGCAGGCAAAGCTTGAAGAAGATGGGATTCTTCTTGATACTTTAGTGGTTAAAGATGGAGCTACCACACTTACAAAAAATGAAGATTATATTACAAGTTTTACTGATGATGGAAAAGTACTGGTATCTCTGATTGAGGGAAGTTCACATGCAGGAGCAAGTACATTAACAGTAAAGTCCACAAGTATAGATCCTTCGGCTGTAAAGGCAAAGGACATAATTGGTGGATATGATGCAGCTACAGACAAAGAAAGTGGACTTGAACTTATCAGACAGGTATATCCGAGGTTCAACATGACACCCGGGCTGTTACTTGCCCCGGGATGGTCACAAATACCTGAAGTAGGAATTGTTTTGGGAAGCAAGTGTTCGGAAATCAATGGAGTATTCAGTTGTGAATGTGTCCTTGATTTAGACAGCAGTAGTACTGGAGCAAAGAAGTACAGTGCAGTTGGAGAGTGGAAAAATAAGAACGGATATACAAATAAGCACAGTGTTGTGCTATGGCCACAAGTAAAGGTTGGTAAGAAGCAGTACGCATTTTCGGCAATATTTGCAGCACTTACTGCTTATACAGATGCAAGTAATGATGATGTTCCAAATCTTTCACCTTCAAATAAGATGGCAAAAATCACAGGTCTGGTACTTGATGACGGAACAGAGGTAACACTTGATCAGAATCAGGCAAATCTACTTAACAGTCAGGGTATTATTACAGCAATTAATGTTAATGGTTGGAGAACTTGGGGAAATAATACAGCAGCATATCCTGGGGTAACAGATCCTAAAGACAGATGGTTTTGCTGTAGAAGGTTTTTTTCATGGTGGGGTAACAGTTTTATTATGACGTATTTCCAGAAAGTGGATGACCCTGCAAATTATCGTTTAATTGAATCAATTGTCGATAGTGAGAATATCAGAGGAAATTCATATACATCACAGGGCAAGTGTGCAGGCGCAAAGATTGTATTTGAGGAAAAGGATAATCAAATAACAGACATACTGAATGGTAAGATTAAATTCCGTCAATATTTGGCACCTTATACACCGGCAGAGGATATCCTTAATGTTTTAGAGTTTGATCCAAGCATGCTTGCAGCAGCAATAAGTGGAGGAGGTAATTAATTATGGCAGGAGTTCTTGGAATACCGGGAGTGATTAACAATTTTAATCTTTATTATAAAGGAACTGCTCTTGTGGGATTGACAGGAGAGATAACTCTCCCTGACTTTGAAGGAACAACGGAGACACTTAGCGGACCGGGTATACTTGGAGAAATAGAAGAGGTTGTAATCGGAGCTTTCGGAAGTATGGAGCTTGAAATCCCTTTCCGTATACTTGATGAGGATGCTTTTAGCCTTATGTCTCCAACAGAAACTCTTGACTTAACTCTTAGAGCAAGTGAACAATATACGGTAAAGAGTACCGGTGGAATAGATACTAAGGGAATGAGAGTTGTAGTCAGAGGAAGGCAAAAGAAACTTACAGGTGGAACCATTAAGCAGGGCGGAGCAATGGATGCATCCGTTACTGTTGAGGTGGCATATATCATGATAGAGCTTGATGGTAAAAAGAGAGTTGAACTTGATAAGCTTAATAATGTTTACAAAGTCAATGATAGAGATTTGTTGGCAAAGATTAGAAGTCAGTGCTAAAGGAGACAGATATGGCAGATAAAGATAAAGTAATTAATGTTGCAAACACTAAGGATGGTGCTACAGAGAGTTCAGTCTCTGAGGCTTCTATGGTAGTTCATTTCTCAAAGAAGTATTTTTTTGAGGATAAGGAATATGAAGAGATAGACTTGAGTACATTGGAAGATATGACTGCGACCGATATGATAGCGGCAAACAAAGTGCTGGAAAAGAGTGGAAGCTTCTCATTCTTACCTGAGATGTCACTTGAATATGCTTGTATCATATCAGCAAGAGCAACAAAGATGCCTTTGGAATTTTTCCAAAGATTACATCCAAGGGATGCTATCAAAGTAAAAAATAAGGTAACATCTTTTTTTACGGAGAGGGATAAGACCTGAAGATGGTAAAAATTTAAGAAAAATTGCAATACAGCTTGCTATGTCATTACAGACAGGGATTGATTATTTTC